AAGGTGGTTTCTGCTTATGGGGTGAGTGAGTTCTTTAAACACGATGCACAAAAGAATATAACCACCAATATTAAGACTGGTGCTCAAATCAAGTGGAGAGAAATAGGGTGGTTTCCTAGTGACCCTGAATACGATAGAATCGGTTCTAATGATCTAACAGGTGCTTTTATAGATGAGTGTCAACAGGTAAGAAAAAAGGCTTTAGATGTTTTAAAAGCAAGGTTCTCAGAGATTGAAGGTGATGGATGGAGTACAATTCCAAAAGTCTTTATGAGTTGTAACCCTGCTAAGAATTGGATCATGTCGGACTTTGTAAAGCCCTATGACGAAGACCGATTAGAGGGGGATAAAGCCTTTATTCGTTCTTTGGTAACTGATAACCCACACGTCCCACAAAGCTATATAGATAACCTAAAAAAGGGTGATAAGGTAACAGTTGAGCGTTTATTATATGGCAACTTCTATTATGACGATGACCCATCAAAGCTAATTGAATATGAAAAGATCCTAGACCTTTGGTCGAATGACTTTGTTGAGAGTGGCAGAAAGTACATTACTTGCGATATAGCTACTAAAGGGAGTGATAGGTTTGTTTTAATCGTTTGGAGTGGTTTTAGAGTGATTCACATTGAATCTATTGAGAAGAATACAGGTAAAGATGCAGTAGAAAAGATTCAAGAGCTATCTAAAAGGTTTCAAGTGCCTAACTCGAATATTGTTTATGATGCGGATGGAGTTGGAGCAGGTCTAAGTGGTTTTATTAGAGGTGCTCACGAGTTTAACAACGGATCAAAGGCTAAGAACGGTGAGAACTACAATCACATTAAGTCACAAGTTTATTTTAAGATGGCTGAAGCTGTTAATGATGGCTTAGTGTATATTGGCGTAGAAGATCACAAGGAACTCATTATAGAGGAGCTAGAGCAAGTCAAGAGGGATAAGGTTGACCAAGATGGTAAATTATGCTTATTACCTAAAAAAGAGGTTAAAGAGAGAATCGGTAGATCTCCCGACTTTTCAGATGCTATTGCTATGAGGTGGTTTTTTGAGCTAACAAGTGGGATACAAGGTATTCAGGCCAATTTCTTCTAATTGCTTAATCACTTTACAAAATGCTATATTTAATACATAACTTTGCAAAGGTTTTTTAATATGGCAGAAAACGATAAAAATGCTAATTACAACATTCACCCATATCAAACTGATAACTGGGTAAATGCAAGCCTAGAGCGTAATAAGTACAGATTCTTACTAGACTCTAGGTATGGTGGTGGTGCGTACCAAAACGGAAAATATTTAATACCACACAAAAGAGAAGATCAAAACGACTACGATATAAGAAGGTCAAAATCAGCTTATAACAATCAATATCAAGCTATTTTAAATGCTCACTATAAGCCGATATTTAAGAATAAAGCTAAAAGGGTGATAAAAGAAGATACCCCACAAAGCTATCTAGATCTTTATGAGTCCTTTTTAAATAATGCAGATGGCAAAGGCAACTCATTACAAAAATTGATGGAGAGGTCAGCAGGTGATTGTAAAAACTTAGGTGCTTCCTTCCTAGTAATGAATAATGATATTGATATTGATTCTTCTATTGAAGATGTTATAGATAAACGTGAAGGCGTTCCCTATGCTTTTATTGTGACCCCCGATGTAGTTTATCAATATGAAACAGATTCATTTGGTAATTTAATCTCATTAGAGTGGTATCAACAAAATGGATCAGAGATTTATGATAAATTTGGTTATGCAAGTGATTCAACAAGTGGATTCCCTACGAGTCCAAACACGTCTAATGATGCTAATGGTGAGCAGATTATTGTAGGTGTAAACCTAGATTCTTGGTATATCGTAGATGGAGAGAATAGGCAAGAATTAGCACCTAATACAATAGGTATGCTTCCTGTGGTTCGATTGGTAGAAGATGAAAGCGATGATATTATCCCTATGCCTTCCCTATATGGTGTTGCTAGGATGCAAAATAGACTTTTCAATCTAAGCTCAATTATCACAGATATTTCAGATAACCAAGCATTTTCAATTTTTACTTATCCTTCATTCCCTAATAGTGGTTTAGAGTATAGTACCACAAAGGGCATAGGATACCCAGCGGATAGCTCTAATAAACCTGAGTTTATTTCACCCGATGCTACACAACTCAAGACTTTAATGGATCTTGAATCTAGCTTAGTAAATATGATGTATCAAGCAGGGGTAGTGAGTCATCTTCAAAGGTTTCAACAATCGGCCGAATCTAAGGAGATTGATAGAGCACGTTTAAATGACCTTTTAGGCACGTTTAAATATCAGATCGAGCAATCAGAAGAAAAGCTAATGATGATCTTTGGAGAGTTCGTAGGCTATGACTATGACTACATTGTTTTGTATTCTGAGGACTTTGGGGTGTCTACTTTGACTGAAAGAATCGATAGATTTAACAGTTTGGATGCTACTAAGATTAGCTCAACTTTATACACTAAATTGGAGCAAGATCTAGCAGAGGCAATGTTGAAATTTGGTGATGAAGAGGAAAAAGACCAATTTTTAGATGATATAGCTCAAGAGAGAGAACAAGCTCAAAGGCAATTAGAGATAGATACACAATTCTAACTTTTTAGGGGATTTGTAAAATAATCCTCTTTTTTAATTGCAAATAGAATAATTAATTGTTATATTCAAATAAGATTTAAAAAGGAAGGTTTAAAATGAGTACAGACGAAATTTATACAAAAGGTTATTTAAAAGCTATCGACCATGTTATTAAAATGCTAGAGCAGGGTGTTATGCCTACTGAGATGAAAGAATATCTCAAAGAAAGAAAAAGATTTGAAGAGGAGGTAGAAGAATGAGTGAACCACATCAAAGATACTACGAGATACCCCTTGGAGAGGCTATGAGCGAAGAAGAAGCTCAAGAGGAATTTGAGCAAGGGCTTAAACTATTAAAAGCTAAGATAATTTCAACTAAGATAGGTGGGCCAAATGAGTTTAGTGATGATTAAAAAAATATTTAAAATGATAATATGTAAACACCACTTTGTATTAAATTGCCATGAGGGTTGGGGGTTATATCAAAAGTGTAGTAAATGCGGATTGGTTAAAAGATGAATATAATTGAGCTAATAACCCTTCAAATACTCCTATTCATTATTTTTATAAATTTACCTATATAAAAACGGAGAATTGGTTAAACTATGTTGAGTAAAAGCATAAATCAAGAGATTTCTAGTTTAGTTCGTACCTTTGACATAAAGTATGGTAAAGCAGTTGCTCCTTTTATCCCTTGGTTATTGGATAACCTAAAAAAGCTAGGTAAAAGAACCATTAAACAAATTATTGATAAAGGATGGTCTGAATTTGATATTGAGCCTAAAATATCTAACTCAGTTGTAGATAATGCGGTTGAAGGTGCTATAATCAAAGCTAAATCTAAAGACCCTGAGGCTATTATAGATGAAAGGGCTTTAAGAGGTGCTATTAATGATGTTGCGTGGGCTTCTGATCAAGTTGACCTAAGAAATAGAAATAAAAGAGCAAATACATCTACAAGGCGATACATGGCAAAGGCTATTAAAATTGACCTTGAGTATACTTCAAACTACGATCAAAACTTAAAAAAGATCAATGCTCATATTACTAAAAGTGGTCAAGTGGATGAGAAGTTTTTGCGTAAACGAGTTAGGCGAATGACTCAAGATATTCGTTCACTTGGTTTTGAAAAGGATTATGAAAAGGATTTAAGGGCGTTAGAACGTGAAATAAAAGATTTAGCAGAAATGAACTACCCTAGCTCAGAGACTAAGAGAGCTTATGAGAGGTTTATTAAATCGGTTCGAGGTAAGAACATAGAGAGCTTTGAAAAATCGGTTGAGAACATGGTTAAAACCAAAGCCAGGTATATATCGAGGCGAATAGCTAGAACGGAAACTGCTAGGGCACAAATTGATACATTTTTGGCAATGAGTCAAGACGATGACGATGTGACAGCTTACAGGTGGAGGCTAGATGCAAGCCACGATATAACAGATATTTGCGATATACACGCAAAAGCAGACCATGGGTTAGGCGTTGGGGTATTTCCTAAAAACAAACTTCCCCCAATGCCTGCACACCCTAACTGCATATGTTATTTTACAGAGGTTGTAGATGATGAACTCGATATGAGGGATTTTAGTTACGTTAAAGGTGGTAATGATTTTGTAAATAAGCTATCAACTAAAAAACAAAATGAAATATTGGGATCAAGGGAGAGGGGAGATGCTTTTAGGAATGGTGAAAATTGGGACAAATCAATTATATTAGATTCTAATCTTTCTTCTATACAATCTAGGTTTGATAAAGCCATAAAATCTAAATTTATCAAGGGATCGTAAAAAAATCCCTTTTTTAGTTGTTTATTAGAATAAATTTTTATTATATTTAGATAAGAATCAAAAAGGAAGGTACAAAATGATTAACACACCAAGTCAAAGATGGTCAAGCCATAATTACTACGATGAGTCACCTAGTAATGGTTATGATAGAAACCAACTAAACGATGAATATTATTACCAAGTATTTGATGGCAATACCGAGTACGTTTGGAAGGAAGATGGAGTTTTTTCTGTTAGTGGTTGGGATGATGATTTAGACCTAATAGAGTTGGGTGAAGATGAGTCTAAACAAGCATATTTTGTTTTAGTTAAAGATATGCTAGAGAATAACGACAATGAGTTTATTTTGCACAAAGGTGAAATCAATGAGTATTGGGTAGCTAATTACCAAATTTGTGAGGATGCTATTAACAAAGTAACTTGGAATGAAGAGCTTTGCGAACACGAATTTGAAGAAGCTACTTTAGATGAATGTCAGTGGGTTTTAGAGCAAGCTGATAAAACTATTGAAGATGTAAAAAAATGGAAGGAGCGTACAAAATGAATAATCCACAGTATATAGAGGGCAAAATCAAAGCCCTCAAACAATCTATTGCACTCATAAAATCGGCTAATCTAAAAAGAGAGGACTTTATTTACTTCCTAGAGGGCCGATTAGATAATGAAGAATTAGCCTTAAAAATGGCTCAAGTAAAGGAGCATTTTCAATGAAAAAAGTAATATTATTGCTTGCCCTTGTATCTCAGGGGTATAGCTACACTATGCTAAACCTTTTATCTTGTGATATCGAGCTAGGAGGTTATAGAGGGGTTTATAAGT